CCAATTCAGGCGCGGCTTGAATTCTCTGGGCACGACGATGAGGAAGTTGAAGTATCGGAAGCTGCCCTTCTTGAACACGTAGAGAGGGATGGTCTTGACGATCTCCCCGGTATATCCGGTTTCCTCGCGCACCTCGCGGAGAGCGGCTTCCTTGGGGTCTTCGTTGGGATCAATTGCTCCGCCCCATCCTCCCCATGTGAAAGGCTGCTCGACGAAGGCCGAACGGTGGGCAAGGAGGATGCGGCCGGTGTCCTGTGCAAGGACGATGGCGCCAGCCCCTCTGCGCCCCCAGAAGCCCGTCTTTTCGAGGGCTGCTGAGTGATCGTCGTCGTCCCCCTCGGTGATCTTTGCCATGACACCTGCAAGGATTCTCTGGTGGTCCTTTCCGGCGCGCAGGCGGTTGGCGAGGGCCACGGCGGGCGTTCCAACGAGGCGGACCTCATCGCTGGTCTTGTTGTCCCGGACTATCATGTTTCCAAGGTGATCAGCCTCGTACGAGAAGCGATCCTCCATGGCTTTCCGGTACTCCTCAAGCATGAGTTCTTCGTGTTTGCGCTCGTCCTCAATACGGGTCGCAAGAGAGCGCAAAAGAAGCTCGATCTCGCTTTCAGAAATGCCGAGCTCGCGCGCCATCTTCCGGTATCCCCGTCTGGTGAGCCTGGCGCCGCTGAGGAACGCATCGTCGCTGATGCCTTCCTTGTGCAGGAAGGCTCGGATTTCATCGACGATGTCGAGGGACTCATTGATGCGGCGGGGGTCGATAATAGGATTGTCCGCGTAGTTTCCGGTGTTTCGGATGGCTGGTGCGCTATCCGAGCGGAAGTTGTGCGGAGCGATGCTCACGCATTTCTGCTGGGGATGCTTTTTCCGATAGTCGTAGTCGCCCTGTTCCGTGAGAATTCTTCTCATTTTTTGACCTTCCGAATGCTGTCCGCACTGCGCGCCTTGACGTAGACGTTTCCGTTTCTCTGGTAGAGGCGGCGGTAGGTTTTCTTGTCATCATCGAAGTTGCCCTGTGGCGCTGTTTCAGCCATTTCACCGTCGGATGTTCCGATGGTGGGACCTGGATCGGCAGGAACGTCCGACTTGGGCATGTCCTTCCAGCGGATGAGAGGATGGGGCGCATCGATCTTCATGGCCTCCTTCCTTTCCTCCTCGACACGCTTCAGGTAGCCAAGGAGGCGCCGGTTGAACTCGTCACCAAAATACTTGTGGGGATCAATCTCCGGGGCTTCGGAGTAATGGGGATCGGCCATGAGGGCAGCGCGGGAAGCGCCTTCGTTCCGAGCTTCCTTGTCCATCTCCCGCTTGGCGTTCGCCGCGATGGTCTGGTTCTCGATGGGGTCATTGGGAGCGACGACAACGATGAAGTCCTCCGGGATACCGAGGGCCATGCGCAGTTCCTGCTGCATGACGTAGGCGGACGCGGGCAGGCCGAGTTCAACATCGACGATGTAAACCTCGGATGCGACGATGGACGGGAAATCCAGCGGGTTCTTCTGGATGATGGTCTTCTTCGGCTGCGAGAGGGAGAGTGGGTTGTATTTGAGGATCGCGTGCTCGATGCGACCCATCTTGTCGTCGTCGAGCGGCACGATGGTCTTGATGCGGTAGTGATAGCTCTTTTCGACTTCGGCGAGATATTTCTGGATTCTCATAACGGACCTTCGACGGATTATATCGTATTTATTGCTTGACGTTGTGACTCCTGGCTTTATATTTCTCTCGTGCTGGAGGTTAGTAATGCGTCTGGTCGGTTTGCTTATAGCGTTGATCGTTTCTGGTCCTGCGCTCGCGAACCCGAACTGCTTTTCCGTGAGCGGGAATGACCGCTACTTGTGTCTTGCTACAACGAGGAACAACGCGGCGTACTGCACCAGCATCCAGGAACGTGACGTGAGAATTTACTGCAACGTTCAGGTGACGGGGCGACGCGAGCAGTGTGGATCTATGTCGAGCAGCTACAATCGGAGACTTTGTCGCTTGGGGTTGCCGCCGAGGTATTGAATGATTTCGTCAAATTATTGGATTGAAGTATACGACAAGTCCTCGTCAATTGATGAATTTCTTGAACAAATTCTTCTGTCCATTGACTCACCTCCAATCTTCACCATTGTCGGCAAGCAGGACGGCGAGAATCTCAAGGGATGGCGAGTGAAGCTGGAGCTGACCACCGCCAGGGACAAGTTTTGGGAAACTGTTCAACTCCTAAGCGCGTTCATGGACATAGGAGTCTTCCAGGACGTGACAACGGAGCGGGTCCTTCTGGACGGTGGAATGACCGGCCAGCTCACCGGATTCATCAAGGCGGAAACACTTTCGGCCTACTGGATTGCGGAGAAATTCGAACAAGAGATTGTTTAGTCGTCGCTCTTCAGCCGCTTTAGAAGTTCGTTGCGGTTCTCGACGATAACGGCTGACGCATCGATGACTTCGTCTGATGGCGCGGATGGAGTGGTCGTCCGCGCCATATCAATTTTCATCTGGTTTTGCATGAGCTTGATTGCCTTCAGTTGGGCCTCTCGCTTCGCATTGGCGGCATCGAGCGCGACCTTGTAGACGCTTGCAGCTACCTCGAACATGCGCGGGGCGCGAGCCGGGTCCATGTTGAAACCGAGGTCCATGATGGACTGGGCGTGCCTGATCGTCTCGTCGAACAGCATGTCCATTTTCCGAGCGTGATCGGCCCCCTCCACCAGTTCGGCAGAATACGGAAGATCGTTTCGAAGAGCGATTGCTTTCGTCTCGGGAGTGATCTCCTCTGCATTTTCCTCGTCATTCGTCATCATCTCGTCGAGGTGAGGCAAACCAAGTGCATCTTCCAGAAACTTTGTCATGCAACTATTTACCCATATTGAATAGGGTCTTTTCCGTAGCGACGCGGAACTTCCACCCTCTCTTGGCGCAGAAAGCTACGGCCGCCTTCCATTTTGCGGCGTTGATGACCTGAGTGAGGCGGGTCTGCTCTGACAGTCTCTTGGGCTTACCTGTTCTTTCCGATATTTCCTGATAGCCGGGGATTTCCTTGAGCGGCTTTATCTCGATGACTTCGATGTGCTGCTTGCCGGTTTTGTCGATGTAGATGACGAGAAAGTCGGGTTTGTAGATCGTCGAGCGATTGGTCAGAGGGTTGATATACGGGATATCGACGCACTCTGAACTCCATCCGAGGACGTTCGGGTGGCGGTCGAAAAGACGCATTGCGGCCAGCTCCCACGAGCTGCGAAAGATGATGTTGTTGAGGTTACGGCCGATGTATTTCTGCGGGTTTTTCGGCGTAAAAACGTCCTTCGCGGTCTTGGCCATATCAGCTGTTTTTCGGTTTACCCAGATGTTTAGGATTCAGCGATATCGTTTTGGTACCCTTGACGTTTTCGTTGACGCCGATCTGGCTCGCGGGACTTCTCTGAGCGTTCAGGATTCCATACGTTTCCCTGGTCAGGGTGATGCCCTGACCGTCGGTTGAAGACCAGGCGTTCTGGACCCTGTCGGAGCCGCCGTCAGCGACGAGCGGAGCCGTTCCTTCAGGGTGCTTGACCCGGAACCTTGCTGGCTGGCGCGTCTGCACGGCAGGGGGCGATCCAGCGTCGCCGGGAGAGCGATTGAAGACGTGCTCCCTCGGGCTGGATGAAGTCGCCTCCGCCGCCGAAATGACGCCGAAGACGACTGCATCCTGCATGTACTGACTGTCGATCCGGCCGTAGTTCGAGCCGATGGACGAGACCGCCGAGCGGGCAATGTCGTATGTGCCTTGAGATATCGCTGACGGCGTGCTGGGGGAGCCAGAGAGAACCGTAGAGGTGGCCTCGGCGGCCGCCTGCCTCGTTCTGGACAGCCGGAGTGCGGACGCTAGCGCTGGATTGCTCAGTGCGGCGAGAGAAAGGTCGCTCGCGGTGCTCTGGCTGGCGTGCGAGCCGGATACGAGCGAACCAAAATTGTAAGAGCCGTAGGAAGCCAGCGCTCCCGAGGAGGAGGAACTGGAGCTGTAGGTACGCAGTTCGGGAGTGGTGACCTGAGGGTTGGTCCACTGCACGGTTTGGGCCACGGCCATTTCCGTGCCAGTTCCGTTGCTGATGTTCGCTACGACGGCACCGCTGGTGACATCGATAACATCGCCGTTGAACTTGGTGACATCCTGGAAGGCTGAGAGGAGGAATTCGTTCGCCATCAATGGCTGCGGGATGGAGTCATTGGCGTAGATGATAGCTTCGCACGCGAGGGTCACGCCGACTGTTGACACTTCGGCCGATGAATAATCGAGGTCACTCGACACGAAGCTCATGATACGTGGGTTTATCAGATCAGTCTGGACGTATTGGTTTCCGAATACCTCATAAATCTGGATAGTTTCAAAAAAGAAGTGACTGTTGAATTCGTTCTCTGTCGCTCCGACTCCAGACGACGTGATAGGCGCGTAGCCGAAGCCTCCTCCGCTGTCCATGAACTCGTCGGTCATGACATCGTACTTGAAATCGGAGAGGTTCTCTGCGTGGCGGAAATCACCAAAATGAAACCTCGCGTATTCCGCCCACATCCGCTTCGCCATGGAGTCAGCGGTATCATAAAACTCGATGCGGACAGGAGTTATTTTGAAGCCTGTTTGGACGAGACGCTTCTTGTTGTACTGGTGAAGCTCTTCAATTCTGACATCAACATTAGGACGATCGACATGTCGAACCAGAAAAGGCAGGTCCTTCTGCCAGAGCGAGCCTGCGCCACCCCCTGCCCTACGGAAATTCACGATGAAAAGGTGCTTCTGCCTCGGCGGAGATTTACCGCCGAGGCTAAAGACTGCACTAGCCTGTCTGGGGGACCGAAAGACCCTATCCATATCTTAAATCTGGGGGCCGGACTTGAGTTCCGGCGTGATCGGCATGAGACCCTCGGTCTGGGTGGCGTTGTCGTAGCGGATCGACATGGAGATGGTCATGGGTTCCGCAGTCGAGTAGTCGAAGCCATCGTAGTTGATGTTTTCGAGGAAGCACCCTTCGAGTTCCCAACGTTCCAGAACCGTATCGTCTCCGCCGTCCAGCGTCTCGATATACATCTCGAACTTGTAATTCGAGCCAGCGAGTGAGTTCGTCTGCTGGAAGTGGTTGAGCTGCTTCTGCGACTGGTGGCCAACAAGTCTGGCGACAGAGTTGGTCACATCATCACGGACTGTTAGTTCAACCGCGTCCCAGTTGTGCTTACCGGCATAGTAAGCGACGGAGTGGTAGCTGTGGACTTCAACCGCGCTGTAAGAGATTGACGGTCGTGAAACGCTGACAACCTGCTGGGTCAACTCAAGACCACCAGAAATCGGGCCGAAATTGATGACGCGAACGCGGAAGCGATGCTTCGGCTTCGGCTGAAGGATGCCGCCGCGACCAGCGCCACTTCCAAGCGGAACGCCAAAATTCTGCAACGTTGACATTAAGTATTCCTCCCCATTGGGATTGTTCTTGTTTCAAATATTTATGCCTACCCATTAACTGCGGTGTTTATGCGATATTAAATAGAGACCGTCCCGCCTGAAATTTACGTTTTTACAGCTGGATGCGACATGCACGGCAGAGACATTATTTCGCTATTGCTTTATGAGGCCGGGAGAAAGTCCGAGATTGCAGCTTTGGTCAAACGAGTGGAGGCACTGACCGATGAAGAGATTGCGTCGGCCCCCGTCCCTCTCCCGTGGTATCGGAAGGCTCTCACTGAGCTTCGCAAACGCAGTATCGCGGAACGTCTGGCGGATGTGATGGTTCGAGCGTCGAACGGCACAAACCCGGATGTCTCCGGCATTGTCAGACGCTGTCTGGGCCCCCTTTGGGTGAAGGGACGGTTCTCCCAACTCCAAGTTCTACCAGGCCAGCTCGTGTTCTTTCCCGAGGCGGGAGGCATGTGGATCGGCACGTCCTATTTCGAGGAGCCAGACCAGGAGCTTCTGCGGAATGGGGAGTATGTGACCGCAACAACGTTCTCGATCTACAAGATGATGGAGAAGGAACGCATTGCGATGAACGTTGCCACTTCAGCGAGTTCATCTGATATTGGCCCTACGTTTGGTGTGCGGATAACGCGGACCTGAAAGAAAAGGCGGCCGATGGCCGCGAGCAACGAAGCACACCCCAATGGCACGGCGAAATGGGCAGACGGGATGCGGCCATGTCTGGCAAAGGGACGCGGTCCGGTTCGAGGATGTAAGTTACTTCGTCCAATTGCCACACGACACCTCTGACCTTTAATATGTCCTAGGGTATTGGGGAATGGCGCATGTTCTGTCGTGCAGTTGGGGCAACGGCTCTCGTTTTCGTACTCATTTCGAACGGGTTTGCGGAAAGCGGAGTGGTCGTCCTGGAGGACACCCCGTCTTGTGACCACTTCGTAATCGAGACTTCTCGTGGCTACACTTTGGCCGAATGGTACGGAGGCGTTAATTCGATCTGGGAGGGAGACGGGGTATACGGAAACCTGTCTACATATGGATTCCATACAATTTATATAGATGGACGTGGCGAGATGCGGGTTTGGATAGACGACTATTGGGAGAGTCGCGCTGTCGCACTGAAGTACTTCTACAGGCATTGCAAATGAAGAGAGCAACTCTTCTGTCGCCGTACCATCCGATCTGGAGACTTGAATTCAGCAGTAACACCATTTCCCATTAGGAATGGAGGTATCGAATGGCTACGTACTTCAACGAGTACTTTAATGTCTCGCGTGAAGCAGTTGACAAATATGGAGCCTTCAACATCTCCCTAATCAACGACCTCCCCCTCTTCATCGATCCATTCCTTCTATTTCATAGTCAAAACCCGCAGTATCAGAAACTCCATCAAGACATTCTAAGATACGTAATGTTTCTAAGAGACCGCGTTGTTTCTGGTAAAATCAACAGCGATCTGAAGAAGGCGTGGTTTTTCTTTCCGGAGGTTCGCCAGAACTGGCTCGGATTTTCGAAAGTGGGAAACGGCGGTACTGGGCTAGGTAAGGATTTTGCCGACTCTCTGATTAAGAATCTCAAAGTTTTATTTTCCGACTTTGGCAGTGAACAAATTACCAAGGGCAGCCACATTGAAAAGGTCTGCCTGGTTGATGACCGAGTTGGTAGGGATAACATTAGCGATTTTACCACAAACCTTATCAAGCACTACCTTTGTGAATACACTCAAGAATTTGCGCGTAAGAATATAGCACCCCATCTGCGAAAAGTGGTCTGGGTTGAGAAAGCAGTATTCGACTATCAGACTACGTCCTGGCAGCGCCGTCAATATGAACTGCCATGGCTTGAGGAGGACCGTGATTATGTCCTTCTGACCCCTAAAGACATTTTGACGCGCGACGAAAACTGGATCAACAAGACTGACATGGTCCGCGACTTCGATAGCATTCCAAAAGCTATCCCAGATAGTGAGCTTCGTGGACAGGTGTTCGCATACTTCGAAGATCAGCTTCGCAAGGACGTAAAGGACGGAAAAGAGCCCACTCAGGCTGAGAGGAAACAGGCTGCAATTAAGACATTCATCAAGTTTCCCATGCTGGTCGATTACTATATCCGGCACAAGGAAAACAACGGCGACAAAGCAATAGATATAAGCGCTGATCGAGTGCGCGAAACACAAACTATATTTGAGGATCAGCTCCGTGAGTTGCGGCGCGAACTTGCGAAACTAACGAATTTCTACAATCTTGCGGGGAGCACATACGAAGAAACCCATCTCCGGATTGCCTACCTGAAGGATGTCATTGAAACCAAAGGGGGGCATCGATTTTTCTGGCACGATGGCAAACCAATTCATCGAGAGAGTGATCTGCACGTACTTACAAGACTCGTGTGGTTTGGCTCTCCTTCAGACGTCGGCACGGAAGCTAATGATGGGCGTGGACCAGTTGACTTTAAGATTTCGCGGGGCGCCCTCGATAAGACCCTTGTCGAAATGAAACTGGCCAAGAACACATCCCTTGAAAGGAACTTGCTAAAACAGTTGGGCATCTATCAGGCGGCAAGTGATGCCAAGCATGGCATTAAAGTCATCATATACTTCAGTGATGAAGAGAAGAAGCGCGTTGATGCGATTCTAAAGAAACTGAATTTGGTTGGGCATAGGGATGTCGTTTTGATCGATGCTCGGGCGGACAATAAGCCGTCTGGTTCGAAGGCCTAGATAACTGAGCTCATAGCTTTGAACTCAGCACCTGATATGTGGAGCAGGCTCCTGCTCCACATATCAGTGAATGGCTGAGTTCGACGGCCACCTATTTTCATCATTCGCCAGAGGCGAAGAGGAGCGAGTCTGCGGAGTTGCGAACGCGAACCGGAATGTAGATGAATTCAATGGCACGGACCGGCTTGATCGCGATGTCGATCCACAGCTCGTTCCGGTCACGACGCTCCGGTGTGTTGTTCGTCTCGTCGCAAAGAACGGCAGCGTCCTCAATAGCGCGCAGCGTCATGAGACCCGCAAGGAAGCGTTCGACGGTGAGACGAGCCGCGTCGCGGGTTTGCTGGTCATTCTGCTCGAACAGGAACGGCTTGACGATATTATCGAGGTTATACCTCAGATAATTCATCAGACGCGCGACGTTCACGCGATCCAGAGCAGAGTCCAGCGGTGAGAGTGTCTTCTGACCGTAGATGACCAGACCGCGATTGGGGATGAATGCAATCGGGTTGATCTTGTTCAGGTAGAGCACGTCGCGCTGACCCTGGTTGAGCAGAACCGGACGGAACTCGCCCTCGTCAGTGAGGTAGCCGACCGTGGTGGCCGCCGTAACGACGCCGCGACGGAAACCTGCCGGGGCGAACCAGGGATACGCGACGCTGTCGTTGTACGCATAGGTGCACAGCGCCAGCGTGGACGGCGGGATCATGACCTCGGCACCATCCACGTTTCGCCCAAGACCCCACGGATAGTAGATAGCCGTGTAGCGGTCGGCAGTCGAAAGGCCTTCCTCGCCGTTCGGGTACCCGTTCGGGTTCTTCGCCCAACGCTCGAACTCACTCGCCAGTGGCTTCAGGCGACACGGTGTGTCAGCGATGATGAAGGAGATTTCCTTCTGCTGCTGGTTCAAAGCCACGAGCTCGTCAGTGAGCTCTGGATAGCCCGGAGCGGCCATGAGGTTGAAGTAGACAAGCTCCGAGCGAAGGTCCTCGTTCTGGTTTATCGCCGCCGCCATGGCCTCGACGATGACTTTGCGCTGCGCCTTGCGTCCCATGTACGGCGACCCGTCCAGGCGGTTGCCTGAAGCCGTGACCCATCGACCCGCATTCTCGACTGGCGGGAAGACATAGTTCGGGTCACCCACCGTGTAGGAGTGGTGCAGGTAGTTGGTGTTCGGGTCGAAGTTTCCGTCTTCAAAGTACCGAGGACGCCAGACCTTGACGTTGTAGGTCGAGTAGCGCGTATTGAAGAGGAGCATGCCAGCCGGATACAGGCGCGGATCAGGCGCGTCCGGATCGACGTAGTCCGAGTCAAGCATGTCCTCGATACGCTCCGATCGATAGCGGAAGCCACCGACGTGCGGGAGCGGCTCGCCCTCAAACGGAACACCGGAGTCGGCGCGGGCGTCAGCGAAAATGATGCCAAACGGCGTGGTCTGGTCGGTGATATCGACGCGGCGCCAACGCAGCGACGACTTGTCGTAGCGATATAGGGCCGGATAGTTCTCGGTATCGGACGTGTCGATCCAGAGATCGTTGTCCTCCAGGGGCGTACCGTCCGACTGCATGATGGGCTGCGAGCCCATCAGGATGACACCCTTCGGGTCGGTCTCCGGATAGTAGCGGCGGTAGGCAATCCAAGTGTTGCCGTCGCCAACCATGATATCAACGCGCAAGTCGGTATTGTACCAGAGGCGGCCGTCCTCGGGCTCCTCAGTCGGAGCTTCGAACGACGCCACATAGTCGAGCGGGTTCCAGCGCGTGCCGTCGAAGCGGCGCAGCTGCTGAACGCCGGTCGCCTGGTCGAAACCAACGTAGATGGTGCCAGCGGCAGGGGTACCGAAGCGGCTTCTGGCGGCGGCATCCTTGTTAGGATTGGTCTCGGGCGCCATCGAGTCGAACGGCAGGAACGGTGCGGCGACGTTCGTCCAGGAGTAGGTCGCGGACGAGAAGAACTTCACGACCCAGTTTGCACCCTTGTTCGGGGACGTTCCCTTAACCCAGACGCTACCCTCGGAGTAACCGGCCGGGTACTGGGCGTCGGCCGTGCGAACGACCTGAACGCCGCGATATGTGCCCGGCTCGATGCCAAGGGTGGCGAGCGGAGTTCCGGTTCGGTTCTCGATGGAGATGTTTCCACCAGCGACGTTGCGGATGACGAGGCGACCGGCCTCAATGAGAGCGGTGATGTTGGGGATGCTCGCCGAGATGATCGCGTCGCGGATACCCGGCAGCGAACCATCGGAGAGTGTGACCGTGGCGCCGTTGATGATGATCTGATCGCCGCTGGTGACGACGGGCGGGTTGGCGGCTCCGACGACAGAGGTCGGCCGAGCGGCCTTCCAGGCGGCCGAACCGATTTCGTACCACTCACCGGCGATCTTCTCGAAAATCAGGTTGTTCGAGACCGATGTGACAACGGCGAAATCGCCGTTCTGACCGATGGACGGCAGCGGCCGATCCTGTCCGTCAACCTCCTCGACATCGAACTCGGTGCAGGCGATGACCTTCTGGGCCTCCCAGGCAAAACCAGGGTTGGCGTTTCCGTTGTTCTGGAAGACGCCGAACGTCGTCTCCGAGAGGTCGAGCCAGTACGTGCCGGGGATCGGCATTCCGCGCGGCGGAGTGTCGGACGGCTCAAGCTGGGCGAGGTCGATGTCGGCGCGCAGGACGTAGCAGCGGTTGCTGTACCCGAGGTAGGTATAAGCCGCGTGCAGTCCGTACTCGTTGAGCTCGTGGCCGTGAATCTGCGTACCCTGAACCGAATAGAAGTGCGGGTTGCCGAAGTTCTGAACAAGCTCGCGCTGAGAAGTGGCCAGGAACAGCTTTCCCGCATTCTCCGGCATCGAGTACGGCGCATAACCAGTACCGGACGGAGACAGCTTGTTGGCCGCCGTGGCCATGACGATCAGAGGAACTGTACCGGCGCCAGCGGAAGCGTAAAAGCTTTCATCGATAATTTGTACATCGACGCCGGGTGAGACGAGTGTCGCCATCCTAATATCTCCTTGAAAAACTTTGTTGGAGATATTTAGTGTTCGGCGCACAAAAGGATGGATTTGGCGAGAAACAAAATGGCGGCATAATCATGCCGCCCTCCACTCCGCGCAAACGCGGAAAACTTTAGTTTCAGATGGACACTGTTATCTCATCCAAGGGCAAGTCAGTACCGTCCTCGATAACGGCACAGGAGAGCGTTCCAGTGAAGACGCAGCCGCTGTCTACGTTGGTGCGATAGGGACCTATTCTCATTCTATCGTCGGGCGTATGCCCGTGGACAATGTACTTCTCGAACGGCCCCTTGTGACGCAGGAACTCATCCCTGATCCAGAGCAGGTCTTGCTCCTTCTGTTCGCTGAGCGGAACACCTGGCTTCACCCCGGCATGGCAGTAGAAATGCCGCTCGGTCTCAAAGGATACCTTCATCTCGTGCAGGAACCGGATGTACTTGGGGTCCACCTGCTCTGGCGCATCGACCGAGAAGCTGTTCAGGGTCTCGTAGCCGCCGTTCCCCAGGAACATCCGCAGCATCAGGAGGTCACCATCGAGACTGGAAAGAAGCATTTCCTCGTGATTGCCGCGAAGTTTGATGATGTCTGGGCGATCCATGAGGATGTCGAGAACGCGCTTGCTGTCCGGTCCTCGGTCAATGTAGTCGCCGAGCGTGATGATGCGGTGTTCCCTCCCTTGGTGGAACTTGTCGATCTTGGCGAGCATCGCCTCTAAATGATCGGCGCACCCATGAATGTCACCAATGGCAAAAGTAAGCATACACTCCCCTCTATGCCGTGTATCCGAGCAAATTCCTGATCGCCGCCTTTCCGTTAGCGTTTAGATTTCTGGTGCCTACGCCGGTCCAAACCCCATTAGGCACGGGCGGCATATCAATGGACTTCCATTCTCGATCCCACACCAGCCACTGCGACTTATTTTGATCAAAGACATAAGCGGGATGTCGTATGTCATTGCGATCGATAAACATTTGCACAGCCCACGCAGTCCCTCCGGATACCCGTCCTTGATCATCAATGTGCGAGACGGCATAGATCGAGGTGGCATACTTTATCTGCCAGAAATTACGCCGAAGCAGGCAGTTTACGTAATGGTTCCCGCTTGGGAATTTTCGTCGCAGGCGTTCGTTGGCTATCATGAGTGCCTCGTCGGCCTCCAGAAGCATTTCTTCCGGCAGGACAACGAGTTCGCTTTCCGGAGCCAGAGAGCGATGACCTCGGAATGAAAAATGGATGACCTGGTGCCCCATGGTGCCTGCGACCATTCCCCACTGGAGATCGGCCCCTTCAGCGCCACCAGACAAACAAACAGGCTGGTTTCCAATGATCATCGCTTCCATCAGGTATCACGGAGCCCCGATTTCTTCAAGTTCAAGGAGTCTCTGAACCTCTTTATAAAGTTCCGCGATGCTCCCGCTGTTCTCGACTGTTGCGTCAACAGGAAAGCCGATCCATGCCCACTCACTTTCGTGTACTTTGACGGCATCAAGCATCTTCTTCCGCGCCAGTTCATCGCCCTCATTGGCAGCGCGGGCGATTTCGAACCACTCGGGATCGTCTCCCCGCTTGACACGAATGACTGTTCCGCCCAGCCGCCTGGTCATTTCCAACTCGTTCCAGAAGCGACCGTCGGTGATCACGACGTTTTGGTCGGGGTTTTCTTCCCGGATGATGGTGATGCGTCGCTCGACGTTAAAGACCCACAGGTCCTGATGAAAATGCTTTCTGAGGCTATGGGTGCCGATGTTCTGCAAGGCCCATCTCGGCGTGAAATGTGGGATACCCAGCTTCTCGGCCCACCATTTGTCCACCCGATCGCGCCATTCGCGGCTTTCCGGCGTTTTTCCTTCCAGGAGGTCACGATCCCAGCAGAAGATGGCAGCGCATGTGTCCTTCAGAGCGTCGGCGAAGGCCATACAATGGTAGTTGTAATGATTGCAGAGGAACTTGCCGACAGTATCCTTCCCGCAGCCGATGAAACCAACTAAAGCAACAATATTCATTGAGACACTTCCTAAAATAGAATCTCATTATACAGGCATGCCTCGACGACGGGAAATTCCTGTTCCAACTGAATTTCAACATCGACGCCCAAACGATTAATATAACAGAGCGGGCTCCGTGCATTAATATTCATAATCTTTTCAGGAGAACTTAAATGTCAGTCATTATTGAGGGTTCGAAAATTCTCCTGTCGCGCGTCAAGATCGGGGGCGCGGGACGATCCATCGATTGGTCGAAACCTGTCGAACCAGTGCAGGTCTCTCCAGGCATTGGAGTAAACGAGAAACCCGGAAGGCGACATGGCTTTTCCGTCTCGATCTCGGACGACGCCAACACTATCTTCATTGGAAATCTGTATTCACTCGATGACGACATCGAGGGCGTCATCTGGATGAAGAATGGCTCCTGGGTGTCTCAGGACATCGTCGTTACGGACCAGACAAGTTCGCCCGGTACTGGGTACACCAAGGGTCTTTTGAGTGGAGACGGAAATGTTTTCATCGGTACTAACGTATTCAATAATTCGGCGGCCCGCATCGATTGCTATACGCGTACGGGAAATATCTGGACAAGAGATCAGCTTCTGACAGTGTCGGGAGGCTATTATCGCGACTTTGCTATCGACCGAGCTGGAAAAACACTTGTTGCTGTCTCGCGCATCGGAAGCACCAGCCGAATTCATACCTACACTCGTTCGGGTGAGACGTGGATCGAGGCGGGATCAACTACCATCCCGGTCGGTACCAACTGTTCGGTGGCCCTCTCGGCTGATGGTCAAACTCTCGTGGTCGGAGACAAAAACGCCACTATCGGCAGCGCCACCAATACCGGTCGCGTCATCGTCTACAATCGCAGCGGAAACAGTTGGACGCAGGCCGCGATCCTTCAACATTCGTCACCAGTTACTGGGACATATTTCGGCGACCGTGTCTTCCTAACCCCGGACGGCAATCGTCTTTTTGCCGCCGGTAGCATCATCAGCTCGATCCCCCAGGCGTCACAGGTCAAGCAATACGTCCGCATCGATGGTGTCTGGCAAGGGGTTGGTGATTTCACCGTTCCCGGTGTGGTCCAATCCGACCGCCTGGCTCAATCGATGGCGTTCAACGCTGACGGGACGATCATGGCCGTGTCGGCTTCGAACAAGGATAAGGGTCGCGTCTGGGTCTATTCACTCAAGAACGATCAGTGGACCCTTGAGCAAGAGTTCTCCTACCCAGGAGAAAGCAAACTCGCTGGCTTCGGCTCGGCCCTTGCCATGAATACCGATGGACGAAAGTTGGTCATTTCCGCTCCGTACACCAGCGACGGCGTAAACGACTATTGCGGAACTGTTTATCTCTACGAAGTCTGAGAGGAGGGTCTTCGGACCCTCCCTCATTGCCGCTGCTACCGATAGATCGTTGTCACGGCGCCAGCGGAAGATCGCCCACAACTCCCGTCAGATGCGACTTTCGTCCGAAGACGAAGCCACACGTGTCGAGAGGCAGATAGTGCACCACATCCCCGTCCCGAAGAGGATACGTTGGATCATGAACAACCCCGGCATGGAAGCCGAGCTCACGAGCGATCGAAATTGTCTCGTACATCTGCCGTGCGTTGACGCCGAGCGTGACCGTCGTGCCGAACCCCTTGCTGGTTTGCGCAACCCACTCCTCATAGAGATCGCGGTCGCTGGGGTCCATGAGGGTCGCTATGCATTGGTTGGCAGCGTGCGCTCCCTGTGCCACAGCCTTTCCCGGATTCATGGACGCAAGATCGGTGCGCATAAGAATGTAAAGGCAGACAATTTCGTCTTTATTAACAGTTGAATCCTTCATTATCCCCCAATATCGTTCATTAAAAGATCAAAAATACGCAGAATTATCCCCTTCGCCTGTCATGTCATGATGGGCGCCCATCGAAGGGAAAACGCAAGCGCATCTTCAAATCGAGCAAAAAGAAGGAGAATGTATTCCTCCTTTTTCGCATTATCATTGGTGGATGGCTCAGAATCGTCGTCGTCGTTTCCAACCTGGTGCTTTTCCTTGATCTCGGCCAACACTAGTTTCGGCTTGCTTCTCGGGTTGTCCTTGAACCATTCGGCAACCTCATCCGTCCATGCGAACAGAGGCTTCTTTCGTTTCACGGGGTCGGGCTTCCAGATACCCCGACGGTACAGGATCAATCCCAGCGGCGACGGGTCTACAATCCGGATAGCGTATTTCTTCCAGCGAGAAGATTTACGGATGCCCCACTCCACATAGTCCCTGAGCTCAGAACCATCGTCGAGAATCTCAAAGGCCATGTTATCGAGCATGCAAATCCCTCCTGCAATAGCGTTGTTCGCTATCTACAACATCACAAAACGATTGTCATCTGTAAAAAGGACAGGAACCGTTCTTGTGAATACCAATTCTCGGCGGATTTGATAAACGATAACGCGGCGTGACCCTGTTCTAACCGATGATGAATGGCATGCCGTCGTGGGAATCGATGAACTGAAGCAGCTCCGCCTCCAGCTTCTCCTTCTCTGCGGCTCCCTCGGTCTTCAAGGCGTCGCCCTTGAGCGAGATTCCCCCCTGTGGACCGGCAAGCGATGAGAATTTGGAGTAGGCCTCACCAAGCATGATCTTCGCGCAGGCCGTTGCATAGGCCCTGATCCACGGCTTGGCATACGGGTCCCTCAGGAGCACGTCCTCCGTCTTGGTCATATAGACATGCAAGACCACCTCCTCGTCCGACGTGAAGCGGCGATGGACGAACAGCTTCTTGGTGGCGGCATTCCAGGTGAACATCAAGTCGCGACCGAACATGCGACCGATCAGTTCCTGGTAACCCATAGCGAGCTCGTACTGCGCCAGAATGCCTGTCCCACCACCAAGGCCGCCAGGGTTCGTCAGAAGGTAGATATTGTTCGTGAACGCGAGAGAGAATGGATCAATGCTCGCGCCACCCCCGGCGGTGGCGCCAATGGAGCGGCGATAGATGTCCCGAACCTCCTGAACCTCGTCCGGAAGAGTGTAGGTGCTCACATCCGGCTGAACTTCGAGGAAGATAAAGCTCTCCTCCATCGCATTGTTCGACCTCTGGCGATACACCTCCAATGTTTGCTTTATGGCAAGGTCGAGATGTGCAGGATCAAGCTCGACATCAACCATTCCGTCGCCGAGCGCGAGCTTGATTTCCGCCATGAGTTCTTCGCGGAGTGGGGACATTGGTGTGAACCGTAGCGTGATGATGCTTCGGTTCGTATTTATGTTTCCGTTCGTTCACCAAAATGTGGCCCCTCTCCAGAGCCTGCCAGAACAGCGGAATGAATTGGAACAAATGGAACGTCCCTTGGACGCGGGTCAGTCCCTCTTGTTAGTATTCATTTTCCTGAAAAAGGTTGTTCCATATTTCGAACAAAATTTACGTCGATGAGCTACTTACGGATGGCCACTTTTCAGTTTCACGCCGATTGGCTATTAGTTAACCGTTTAGCCTGTTCTAAGGAATGACTTATCAACAGCCTTCCCATTTTTGAACAGTGGATAAGACAGATTGACTCGTAGGACTGTTCCATTTAGTGAACCGGGCAGCGGGCGGCGCGTGCCGCTGCACCGTTTTGCATGGGTCTAGTTGGCGTATGGTTAAAATTCTCGGTTCCGTCTCGTCGCTGCTGGCGAAATACAATCCTTGGTCTGCCAAGAACCAGGAGCAGTACGAGCAGAGTCGCGAGGAGAAAATCCGTACCACAATAGCCCTCGCGAAGAACGTGGCTGCTCTGGCGGCTTTTTCAAGCCCTCGGCTCCTGGAAGCTGACAAGAAGCTTTCAAATCACCTCCAGACCGCCTATCAGCCTCCCAAGGGACCGCAGGACCTCAGCAAGTATTACCTGCGGAAAGACAAGGCGTTCGATTATAACTATCTGAAGTCTCTGCCCGACGATACCATCCCATTTGTCGTAGTCGGGTCGCTTGTGCGGTTCTATGGCATGAAGATCACGCCGAGCCTCAAGCTCGTTGTGCAGCGGTACGCAGAAGTCCTCAATGACCTTAAGGGTCCGATGGGAGATTCACCGGACGCGAGGGTTCGCTAAATAGGCGTATGCCGCGCCTGACCCTCTGGAAAAACGGTCAACGAACCAAGGACTTCCATTTCACGGATCGGATAATCTCGGAGTTCTTTTTCGCCTCCGGGACCGGCGTCTTGGTGCACAAGTATCTTGGACATCACGACCAGCGGGAAGAGTCGCCTGACGGCTCTCCCCTTCCGGAGATCAGGATCGACGAGCTGTCGATCCAGGATGTCCTGTTCCTTGAGAACCGGGACCGCAAGTACTCTCAGGAAGTCTACGAGCTTCGCGGTATCTACAACGTCCAGGACAACGATTTCGACCTGCGGCAGTTTGGCCTGTTCCTGACTGGCGACACGATCTTCATCGAGTTTCACCTTCAGGACATGATCAACACCCTCGGGCGGAAGCTCATGACGGGAGACGTGCTTGAGCTGCCCCACCTGAGGGACGACGCTCTTCTCGATCCAAATGCCCCGGCCATCAACAAGTTCTACGTGGTGACCGAGGCGTCCCGTGCGTCAGGAGGCTACTCGGCCACGTGGTTGCCTCACATCTGGCGCGTGAAGATGGAGCCCATCACCAACGGCCAGAGCTACCGGGACATCCTCGACAAGCAGGCGCAAAACCCCTTCGGTATCGATCAGGGCGTCCTCGGTGAACTCATGGGCCAGGTAGCCAAGGAGATGGAGATCAACGAGGCCGTCGTCGAAGCCGCCAAAGAGAGCGTCAAGGCACGCAACTTCGAGACGCGCCACTTCTGGGTCATGCCAGGCGACGAAACGACCCGCCAGAAGCCCTGGGTCTTCGCTGGCGACGGCGTTCCACCGAACGGTGCCATTCCGATTGGCTCGGGCACGACCTTCCCCCAGTACAAGAGTGAAGGAGACTATTTCCTGCGGACCGACTACGAACCCCACACCCTCTTCCGCTGGATCGAGGGCCGCTGGATCATACAGGAGGTCGATTACAGGCGCGGTGGCTGGTCGATGGCTCACCGCATCCTTGAGACCTTCATCAACAACGACAAGATGACCGTCTTCCGCGACGGCTCGGTCGAAAAGCAGCGCCAGCCACTCTACCGAGCCGTCAAGCCAAAGGCCGACTTCTGAGGCATCAAGGGGCAAAGGCGCCCCTGGTCAGTGCATTGGTGTCAGCTCGATCAGGGATTTGCCCTGCCGCTTTGCATCCTTTGCTGGGGCCGGGCCTATCATCAGTCGGCCGATGCTGGACATGACATGCACGTCCTTCAGGTTGACGTTTCCCAGCTCGAAACGGATGGTGATCGAGCGACTGTTGACTTTCTGGATGCGAGAGCCCCGCTCACCATCCTCAGCCTGGGTGATTATGAACCAGTCGCCCGAACGCTCGCACTTGTAAGTTCCTCCGAGCTGGAAGCCACTCCTCAACCAGACTGAACGCGCGATGCGGAACTCCGTCTTGCATCGCTCGGGTTTCGTCTTTGTGTGATGGGTCGTGACGCTCACAACCGGCAGGACGCCGGTGAACTGGTCCTCATCGACCCCAGGTGGCACAGGTTCCTGGGGAGGAGCATCCTGACGTGTTTGAAAGACGGGCTGCTGCTCCAACAGCGTCGAAAGCCGCTCGATGGAGCGTGTGGCCGTCACCATCCCCGATGCGAGAGCTTCAGTCCCGCGAGCCATGACGGGTGCTATCCGGGAGATGGCCTCGATCTGTTGTCTGCCGTTGGCCGAAATGTTGGTGAGCTGTTCCAGAACCAGCTCAAGTGCTGCCATGATTTGCCCTAAGGTTCCTGTCATGTCGGCGCGCAGAGCGCGAACATCTGACTCAATAGTAGCAATTGCTCGAACCAATTCTTCGGTATCGTTCGACTTCCTGACAGGATTCGCTTCGGTCTTCTGCGACAGTTTACCGCTGAATATTCGCTCAACAGCCGCATCGACCTTCTTCTGCTTTTCCTCGCGCTCCTTTTCAAGCTCTACGACCAAATCGCGCGGCGCCGGGACTTCCTCATTTCCAATCTTGACCTTGAACCGGTTCGCCAGCTTGTTCTCAGCCGAAACACCAATGCAGCTTGGGCATAAATCGTTCGCCCTGTTTCGCCCTAGCAACCATCCCCATTGCTTGAGTTTCTTGGCTATTACCTCGTCCGGAATGTTCTTTGCGTAGTCCAGAACCTTTTCATGACCACATTTTGAGCACTTGATTAAAACGTGAAAACGTGTGTGCGACCCAATTCGCACGGCATGAACATCAAATTGTCTCTGTAGGCGTTCTGGCATGGAGAAAAGACGCTACGTTGAAGGACTCAACCGACCCGATTTTACGCAGATAGGCCATGCAACGAAACCCCTGGGTTCCGGCGCCTACCCCAATGACACGCTCCCTGTCACAGCTTTCTGGCCCACGGTGCCGATGGGATCGCTCACCATAAATCAAAAAATACTTGTGGTCGATAATGGGGGCACCATCAATGGTATAATATCCCCTGTCGATCGCTTCATGAACCTTGACAAGGCGTGCCATACCTTACCCCTCGTTCAAATCAATTTATTTTACTGTACCCCGATGCAATTCTCTGTCAACGAAAAGATAAATACCAGTATGACTGACCTTGACCGTATTCTTGTCCTCGCAGGACTGAAGCGCCTCGACGAAGGCGTGTCCCTCAATGGCCTAAATGAAACCGTGGCCTTCGCCGTTGCCGTGGGGGAGGCCTATGAAGCAGCTCCCAAGCACGACCCAGCAGCCGACCGTCACTGGATCGCCCTGAAGCGCCACACCATCGACGTTCTCCTGAAGCGCGTGCAAGGTAGTGGTATCCGCATCGAATACACCGAAGATGATCCGTATCATGAGTTCGGATCGAGCCCAAAGATGATGATCCGGGCGATGCTTTATGACATTCTCGTCAATAAGCGCCTTCTCATTTACTCCGGGAATTCGGACGACCACCCGAACTTCTCGCCGGAAGAGAACGTGATATTCCGGACAATCCATGACTATTTCACGCATGGTAAGCTGCTCTCGACGTTCAAGCGGAACCTCCAGGAAGTACTCCCGAACGTCATGAAGGGAGAGAAACCGACGCCCGAGCAGCTTGCGGCCGCGATGCCACAGATTTCTCTGACCAAGGGCGGCAACATGGGCCACTCTTTCACGCTCCGTGGTGAGCTGAACGCGGTGTCCGCCCACATTCGTCTCGCTCCCAAGGAAGCGGCCCCTGCCCTGTTCACCGAGGTGGCTGGTCAGGTCTGCTACTACATGTGCACCGCGCAGTTCCCGCCCCAGAAGGTAGCTGTCCTTCCGGGCTTCGATTTCAAGAACATTGGCAAGACCCTGCCCGGCTCGGAGGCGGACCGGCGCAAGAAAGAAGTCATGGAAATCCTGGAAAGATCGTCTCCCGAGGATTTCATTGATCTGAAGATTGCGGCCCGCCCGAAGGTGAAGATCGCTCGCCTTCTCCGGAATGCGAATTCCCACGACCCGTACGGCCGATAATCAATTGAAAGGCGAAAGGACGCCTATCCTTCTGATCCAAAAAGAAAAACCCCGCCGGTGAAACGGCGGGGTTCTTCAGTTCTGCCATAGCCAGTTACGGATAGCGACGAGTGGAGAGTTCAAAATGGGGACCGTCAAAAAATTTCTCGTCGCGCCAGTCACCGTTCTGGTTCCAGTCACCACCCCAGCGAATGTCCACGCCAAGTTCCTTCGCGGCCTTGAGCACGTGCTTGGCAAGCTGCACGTAGTACTTGGTCTCCCAGGTGACCTGGCCGTTCTTCAAGACCCAGAGATCGACGGCCTTTCCGTAGCCGTCCTTGCCAGGGATGTGGCGCGAATTCAGGGTCTTGGACTTGCCCTGTGCGTAGAGCTGCTTCTGCCTTTCAAGCGTACGCACGCCCTCACCCACCATGAAATCAATGTCGGTGATCTCGATCGCCCTGCGGACGACGCGGACGAGATCAGGATGGACGCCAACCAGATTGGCCTCAGAACGAGCAGATAATTTGAACATGAAAATACCTCCTGCAATATAGCGCGGGTATTTACCATGCATTCAAGAATGATTTTAGCTTTGTTATATTAGTAAAACAGCCGTTTCCGTTTCAATAAATATCGGCATGATAAAGGGTCTCGAATATTGGTATGACCGGCAACAGCCACGCTTTCTTGAGCAGATCGTGCGTGGTTTCTCCGGATTTCAGTATAAGACCGGATGGCGAGAGCTTCCTGATGGAACCCGTCAGCCACCGCAGCTTCGCCAGGTTCCATGCACCATTGCCAACACCGACCGCCTGGTCGCGACCATCCTGCGAAACAATTCTGAGAACACCCTTCTCACGGTTCCCCGCATCACGGTGTTCCAGACCGGCCTTACGTTCGCGAGAGATCGGCTTCAGCACCCGAACCATGTCGATACACGTCATGCCGTCGAGCTAGCCATCGATCCCGACACGGGGAAGTACCTCCCCACCAAGGGGAAGAGCTACACGATCGAGCGCATCATGCCCCGGCCATTCAACATGACCATCCAGGTGGATATCTGGACCGAGAACCTCGACCAGAAATATCAGCTGGCCGAGCAAATCCTGACGGTCATTGCTCCGGACTTCACGATCCAGAACTCTGACAATGCCCTGGACTGGACTGCGAGGACGACCATGCAGCTCGAAGACATCACGTGGTCGTCACGATCGATCCCGATTGGCACGGATGACACCATCGACATCATGTCCCTGACATTCGTGCTCCCGATCTACCTGTCGCCACCTGCTCGCGTCACCGAGCAGCGGATCATCGAGCAGATCATCGCCAACATTCACGATGCACACTCGACTGAGGAGATCGTCAGTGGCGGTCAGATGGATCAGATCGTCGTCACCCCAGGCAATCATTGGCTGCGGGTCGAACAGGGCATTCTCACCCTTCTCGGCGAGAAGGCAGGACTCCACGACGCGGAAGGCAACACGTTCTCGTGGCAGAGTCTCATCGACCTGTACGGAACATATCGGCCGACCCAGAGCAAAATCCGCCTGAAACAGAACCCGGACATGGACGATCACTCTGACGACGTGATCGGAACGTTCTCTTTCATCGACGGAGAACCAAACAAACTCATGTTCCAGATCGATCCGGAAACGCTTCCGGCCAACACGCTTCCTCCGGTGGATGGCGTGATCAAACCGCTCCTGACATGGCCTGGAAACGGTCTTCCCCCTGCCCTCGTCGGTCAGAGATATTTGATCTTGCAGGATGTCGCCGGTCCCTCGGAGGCATGGGGTAATCTCCAGGCGCGGGAGAACGACATCATTGAGTTCCGGGAGAGCGGATGGGTGCGCGCCTTCGAGAGCACGAACCACGCTGTCCGCAAGGAGCAGCACTACGTGCTCAACAACAGCACTGGCAGGCAGCTCCGTTGGACGGGCTATGACTGGGTCCTGTCGGTCGATGGTGAGTACGCGCCCGGCATGTGGAGAATTGATCTGTGACCTCCTGCGGGACCATTTCTTGGTCTCAATGAACTTTTGTTCGACAGAACTTTTATCCATGGTAGAATGGAAGTCTACCAAGGAGGAAGAGAATGTCACAAAAGGGGACGACAATTGTCCAGCTTCTCGACAAGGACGGGAGACCTTTCATCACCATCAAGAAAATCTCTTCCGACCTGGTGTTGCTTCGTGGTAACGGACGCTCAACAATCCGGTCGATGACCCCAGCGTTGGCGAAACTGTTCAAATGAAAGAGGCCCCTGATTGGGGCCTCGCTCTTTCTCAAAGGACCTTCCAAAGCGCTTGATAGCGGTATAGCGGGGTGCCTGGATATCTCATCTCCAAATGGATCGATGAGTAGAGCAGGTCGCGCTCTTTTCTCATCTACGAAAATACGAAACAACCAGTCGTATTTCCCCTTTCTTAGCACTCGCATCTGGGGCAAACACAGAAGTCAATTTTGTGTCGGCTCCGCTTTCGACTTCGTCTCAGCGGACCCGACAAATTTTGCTATGTCCTTAGCTCACTTCCGTTCGCACGGACATAGCAAAATTGGGTTTGACTGAATCAATCTATCGCCATTTTGGTCTATTCAATAGATCGAGGCAGACTTCTAATCCCCCCGCTCCTCGCAGGGTAGAATAGCCACGTGGAACTACAATGGTGGCGTCCCTACGAGAAGCGGGGAGAAAGGTACGACCGAGGCTATTCAATGAGTCTCGGCAGGGAACCAGCGACGTACTCCTGTTACCGGAGAGCAGGCGACTGCCCGAAACCTGCTTGTGTTCGCCCCTCTCGACAGCCGTTCCAACAGCTGTCCAGTGGTTACACGGTTACCCGTGAGCGCCTCGTCCAAGCCGTTCCTCCTGACCGGGACGAGGTGGGTCGGTATCAAGGTCCAGACAGAGCGACCCTCTTTTGAACGCCTTGATGGGGATCGGACCCAACGCGAGCAGCGTTCCATCTCGTCGGCTCATCCTGCCTCATGCTGCGCCCCACGCCGGACGTGCTTCATGTTTTTGGCCGGGCCAGCCACCAGCACTCAAAAGAGCGGCCCTGGATGTATGCATCACATTTTTTAGTCCAGATCACCCGGAAAAGTCTAAATAAATCGAACCCGTGACGCTGTCACATGAATTCATCGCGCGGGATACGCTCGAATGGCATTCCGGATACTATCTTCTCCGGAATCACTATCGACCCGAAGTTCTTATAATACGTGAAAATCAAGCTCGCCTCCAGCCGATACGGTCTGGGATCGTAGAAGGCGTCGCAGTCGGCCGTCATGGCCGTCCCGTAGGCAAACTGCATTTTGTAGTGCCCATATGGGAAACCACGGATGGTGAACTTCCTTCTCTTCGCGAGGAAAAACTCTGCGATCAGTTTCGTCCCGTCGGCAGTGACAAGCTGTACGATGGTGTCGTCGGAGGCACGGTTCTCGACCTCCAGGATTGTGTTCGTTCCCGCCTCGATCTGGAAGATGAGTTCACCCCGTCTTGGTCGATCTTTGCAGCGGTCCCGAGGCTCAGCCTTCACGTTGGCTCGTACTGCCTGGTCGTTGGATGCCTTGACCTCATTCTTCTGTTCGGTGAATTGCTGAGCGACCTGCACCTGAGGGGCAGTCTTCGGGGTCCGGCGCTTTTCGAACGCATCCAGGGCCTGAATATAGATGAAGAGCGGCACTGCCATCAGAGCGGCGCCGTGCTTGACTGTGTCGAGGGCCGAAGGGAACCAATCTTCAAGTTTGATAGGCTTGATATTGAACGGCTCAAGCCTCCGCACGATGTCCTGTTCGATCGCCTTGGCATAACGACTTTTGGACCTCACGATCTCCTTGGCGTGAGCAAGCGCGATCTCGTAGGCGCCATGGTAGAACATCACCATGGCGTTGATGAACCAAATCTCCTCATCGAAGTCACGGCGGGCCTTACCAAGGAACCAGTTGCGCAGGATTGCCTTGACCGTCAGAAACGGCCCCTTTATACCCCACCATCCAAAAAGACCCGTGGCGATGCTGGCCCGGAATGCCCTCTTGGGGGCGCATGCCCGGCAGATGAACCTGCTCTCTTCCGTGACGTGAGACCACAGACCAAAGCTGTAGACGCGCTGAAACGTGCGCCGCCTCACATTGATACACTTCCCGCAGCATTCGCACGCGACAGGATTGAAGATGAACTCTTCCCATTCGCGGGCGGCCGCTGCTTCCCGTTCCCGCCGCTCTCGCTCACGCCTCTCCTGTTCGCGCCGCGCATCTTCCTGGTGGCGCTGGGCCTTTTGGGCTCGCTCCCTTTCCCGCTTGGCGCGCTCCTCACTCTCCCTCTGGACACGGTCGTATTTCGCACGCCTGTCGGGATCGCGAAGTACTTCGTAGGCCGCATTGATGCGCTTGAGCATCTCCTCTGCGGCCGGGTCCGGATTCAGGTCTGGATGATACTTCTTGGCGAGGTTGCGGTAGGCTTTCTTAATTTCCTCTGCGGTGGCATTCCGCGCGATTCCGAGAAGCTCATAATAGGCCCATTCCCCGGCCATTGACGCCGACCCCGCCCTACGAAATTGGTTTCATTTTCGTTGTCGCTATACCGAAATTGGTTTGGCCGCACAAGCGTCAATGCTCTCTCTTCATAGAAATTGATTTCGCGCACTGGTTTATGTATAAATACCGCTACTGCGGGTATAGCTCAATGGTAGAGCCTCTGCCTTCCAAGCAGATGACGAGGGTTCGATTCCCTCTGCCCGCTCCAAATCAAATATTCTTGGCGCGGGACGGAGCAGTAGCACTCCGGTATCATTGCCGAGAGACCGAAGGTTCGATCTCCCGCAACCAGGGTATCCAGCCCATACCCGCCATTTGTCGCATCCCGCCTCTGTGAGATTGCAAAAACCCCTGTATGTCGTAACTTGCGAACGAATGGGGGACGCTATGCTGGAAGCCAAAGCAATAGAGTACTTCACACTTCCCGAAGAGACCACCAAGTTCTACGGGATTTTGGTGTTCATAGCCGGTTTCGTGGTTGCAGCGTTGGTCGCGCGGGCAAAGAAGCGCTCTTTTGAAATCAATAGAGCGCCATTCTTTTTCTACATGTCGTTGATCTATTTTCTGGCTTCCGTTTCGAAAATGGCATGGCTCGGCATGGATTCTGCCCTGCGAGGCGGATATCTCTGGACTCTTATTGCCTTCAATGCCGCTTGCATTTTCGCCTCGGGCTACTTCACCAGCGTTCTGGCGATGGCCAGGTCCCGGAGCGCGTTTGGCAACTCCAAGGGGGCTATCCTTGCGTTTTTCCCCATTATCAATTTCTGGCTCCTGTTCGCCCCGCCGAAGTCTCAGAACGCCAACACCCTACCGTCTCCTGCGTATAGTCGAGGAGCGCTCGGAGTCATTTGTGCGTTCGTCCTTATGTTCTGCTCTGTCGTGTTGATCGGGCTCACAGAGAAGTTTTCAGACAAGGTCTACAGTAATGAGCAGGTCAGCGAGCTTCTCCTTGAAAAGGCAATCAATTCTGAAGGCATCGAAAAGGTATTGCAGCATGTAGCCGTTGAGGCTCGCAAGACGACACCCAGGAAGGTTGAGGACGGCATTACGCTGGAGACGATCGAAGCTTTTGGCTCGGAACTCCGTCGCACATTCCGAACGGACTATCCGACTGTCATCATGACAGAAGAGCTTCGACAGATGATCATCAACGACACTTGCGAGAAAGAGTCCCTATTCAATCTTATGAAGTCCGGGGCGATTATTCGCGATGTATTTTTGTCAAAGGACGGCTCCGCGAAGGTGAACGTCACCGTTACGCAGGAACTCTGTCCCGAAAAATGAGAACCACACTTCCAGAGCGATGCGTGTACCGAGGCTTACCGTGTCCGCCCAAATCCGGCAGCTGTCGGCCAAGGGCTATAGCGTGGCTGAGATCGCCCGTGAACTGAACATCCGTTACCAACACGCCTATGGCGTTGTGAAATCGCAAGCTCGAACCGCAGTCCCCAAGGAGCCTCTCACGACCGACGTGTTGATCAAGGCCGGGTTCATCAAACATGGGACCTGGGTTGTCCGGGACGGCGAAATCGCACTCTCCTTGTCAGCGCCGAAGGAAGAAGGCGTTTACGCCTTCGCGCAGGGAGATCAGGTCCGCTACGTCGGTCTGGCGTCCAACGGATTGGCTCAGCGCCTCTACCAGTACACGCGGCCGGGGCCGACCATGAGGACCAGCATCCGCATCCGGCAGACCATCCTCGACAACCATCCGCATGGCGTCCCCGTGGACATCTACCTAGCGTTCCCGGAGGACGCTGACTGGAACGGATTGCCCGTTCACACGGCATCAGGTTTGGAGCTGGGGATTATCCGAAAGTACCACCTCCCCTGGAACATTCGAGGGGCATAAGGTCCGATGAAGTGGTCAAAGGCCATTCTTATCGATCTTGGCCCCTCGATTAACGCGACCATGGACCAATAAAAGACTACGTCTGTTTACCTTTTGGGCGCGGCTGAAGGCCACTCACCAGATGGCGGGTTCTCTCGTTGGAATTAGATTGAGATTCCCAAAATCCGGACCCGCGCTATCATCGACCTATCCCAGATTCGGGGTGTGAAGGGGGCTTGGGCGTTGCAGAACGGCATGAGACAGAAAAGCCCAATCGCGGGGGAAACGCGCTGTTGTCAAAATTATTTCCTCCGTTAGGGGCGGATTGTCCGAACCATGCGCATCTTATACCGGGATAGAACATGAAAAGACAAGCCGTGAGAAACAGACTCGGGAAAACTATTGGTTTTATCGAAGATTCAGAACTTAAGATAACGGCACGGGACCAGCTTAATCGGACACTTGGGTATTACGACAAGAGAAGCGATAGGACCTATGACCGTTTGGGTCGATCAGTTGCCAACGGCAACGTGCTGATGTCCTTCTTTCAGTTCTGAACAGGCGCCGCCCCCTTCTCCGAAGCCCTCGTGGACAGCTCCACAGAGGGCTTCTTTGTCGCTTGCTCGCCGACCACGTTGGTGGTATTCCGGTTTCGCAAACGAAATTTCGCCCACCAATTTTTGTTTCATATGTATCAGAGATTATGATCTTCTCACCCCATCAGGCCATTGATCGAGGCGTCGTCAACGGATGAGGTCATCGAAGCAGCCCAACACGACTAACAAATAGAATATATACTTCTGTTAAGATCGGCGATGCGCCGAGAGAACCAATTGTGTCAATTTACACTTGCGATTTTATGACACGCCTTTCGCGTGTGATTATTATCTACGCCATTAGGTGAGTGATATGACGAAAATTTATACTCAGTGCGCCGTTGATATTATTAGGGATGAAGCTCTCAAGACAGTTAGCGAAATCAATCGGGTCCCGCTCCATTATCTCGTCGAGGACCAAGGTCTCGCCTACTCCTACTTTCTCGCGACTGTCTTCGATGGACATGGTGCCCTGCGTCCGTGGCTCCTCCAGCGAGATGTTGGTGGCGTGGTCACCGTGATCGGCCACGGTGACATCAACAATCTGAACTCCGCCCTCGACCGCAGCCGTTCCAAGCTCGCAAACTGCGTCACGGGACTGCGCTCCCTGCCGCCCATCACCATCGAGACTGGCAAGCGCTATCGCTTCGAGGTGCGCGTTTGCCCGACTGTCAATGCCACGCCGCGCGGGAACGACAAGGGCGGCGAGATGGACGTGTTTCTCGCCGAGGAGCGGAAGGGAACGATCCCTGTCGGGGAGAAGCGTCATGACGGCGTTGCGCGCAGGGAAATCTACCGTGCCTGGCTCCAGCGCAAACTGCCAGGCGCCACAATCGACGACTTCTACTACAACCACCGGGAAAATTGGCGGATCGGCTCCTTCTACCGCCGCAGCGGCCAGTCCTGGAAGCTGAACAGGTGGCCCGTGGCGCACATGGAGGGCAAGCTGACCGTCCATGACGAGAACACCTTCTTCCACGCCATATCCCAGGGGGTCGGTCGCCAAAGCGCCTACGGCTTCGGTGCTATTCGGCTCGACCTGATCGAGGACAAGGAGCGCTCGTGGACGGGCCGGTTTGGGGCCGCCTGCTCTGCCGATCACGTCCTGAGACTGAGACGATCCAGGGCGTCTCAAGAACTCGGCTATCCAGGCGATCATGGCCAACTTCCGACGAGCGCTTCACGCACTATGGCACCCCAATAACTCCGCATCCTAAGTCCGAAATCAATTTTCGTTTTCAGATCGAACATGTTATGGTGATTACTGCGGAATTGGTTTAAGTTGTACTCTCGCGATCATTGGTCCCGTGTTGCTTTATGAAGATACTGAAATGCATTTTATGGTGCACTAATGAAGAAATACGCAGTTTTCAGTAGCTTGGACTTCGTCGGTGTCGTCGATTGCCTGGAGGAAGCCAGAGAATTGTTGTTTATCCGTAAAGCTCTCCAATATGGTGTTCTCGAAGAAGATAATGGAGAGTTTACGGCACTTAACGATGGTTCTGCCGTCTACAATGGATATCGGATTGTCCCGTTCGATACCAACAATCCTCTTCCGCAGTTGCGCGAAGCTTTCAACGAGTTCAAGAAACTTTACTATTCCCGCAAAGAATGTCTCGACGAGATGCGGGCCATCGCGAAATCGTCTTGCATCCGCCCGGAATACTGAAAGTCGAAGTGGGGCGCACGGCGCCCCCTTTGTCATTTGAAAATCTCAGAACTTCTGCACCGCTGCCTGTTGGCATACATGCTGATGCATGCCTTCGTTTGCGGGCGGCTGAAGGTGGAACTTGCGGTCGCAGTAATCCTTGTACGACCAGAGAACTCCGTCCTCCACGTTCACCTTGTATTTTTGCAGAAGCCGCTTGTCGATAAGGTTGTTGATGCGGACAGCCTGCTTCATCAGGGAACCGTTCGGTCCCAGAAGACCATACATGGCACCGCAGAATTCGGCCTCTCCTGCCGTCTCTGCCGTGTCCTCGATCACCTGCATGATTTCGAGGAGGTCCTTCTGATTGGGATGCCCATCATTGATAGTGGCATAATCGATCCACTGAAGGACGCCAGTGTCGGTAGCCAGCTGCTCAATGTTCGATCGCTTTCCGAGGTGTTCACACGAGCCATCGATATATTCCATGGTCCAATAGAAGCGCGCGTAGGCCAAAACGTCCGGATCAAACTCCTTTTTGAGCTGGTCCTCTTTCATCGTCCCTCTGCGCTGGAATGATGTCGGCAGCTCGTTGACGACTTTTGCCACGAACTCCTTGACCTCTTCGAGCGTTGCGGCCTGCACCGGTGAGACCATGAGAAGCGCCACGACCAAAGCTTTGATGCGCAATTCTTCCTCCCTACCATGGGCTCGGGAAAACACCCGGCGCAACTATATGGTGTGGCATCCCAGGCTTCAATGAGGATGACACGTCGCAATTTTCGTTTACTTTTTTGTTGACGCCGGGAAGTGCGTTGCTGTATAAATAACGTAAAGAAGGGCCTCGCCCTCGTTCGTCAGAGGATTAACGATGTTCAACGTGTGTATCCCGAAATCGGGTCTCTGGAAACTCACACGCTCGGAGGGCTTGGGAGCGGTGTAACGCGCGTTGTTAATATCGCGACATCAGGCCCCCGAGACCGTTTGCTTCGGGGGGTTTGTTTTCAGGAGCCCCCGAACCGCGTTCGGGGCTTTTTTTGTGCAGGAGGTTCTTGCGCGAAGTTTTCAATTAGGGCGGTGGTGTAACGGTAGCATGGCTGGCTCCAACCCAGCAGGTTCGGGTTCAAATCCTGGCCGCCCTGCCAGCCCGGTGGAATTGGGACCCGTGGGGTCTGAGCGTGGGGGTCGAGACCCCGGCCTCACCAGTTTCATCAGATTGACGGGCTGGGTGTTTGATCCTCCCCACCCGTTCCAAGACGAACCGTCGTGGCTTTCAGATCAGGAGAGCCGCCCCAGCGTTGACCTCCGTACGAGGTAGCGAGGTCTGCTGGGGCGGATGGGGAAGGAATACGGGGACCCATAGCTCAATTGGTAGAGCAACAGACTTTTAATCTGGAGGTTTTCGGTTCGAGTCCGAATGGGTCTACCAGACACAGGTACTCAGAGCAGTGCGAAGAGAGACATCTTAAGTCGGAGTGCACTACTCCGCAGGCTTCCCGTCGCCGAAATGTGCCTGGAGATTGACCAGATCGCGGTCGCCACCCAGAACCCTCAGACAATCCTCCACGCCTTTCCCGAAGCCCTCCGAGGCGACAGGCTCCTCGTGCTCAATCGAACTGCGAAGGCGTTCGATGTGCCCGAGAACGACACTGTCATCATCCTCCTCACCCTGTATGCACAGGGATGTGACGATTTCGTGGACCAAGACGGAATAGGCACCGTCATCCAGGCAGTAGTGGTCGCCGACCGCGTGAACGAGCCCTGCGACATATCCAATCACAAAGTTGTCATCGAGGGCCTCTCGACCTGGGATCACGTCCCGGATGCGCCTGGCGACGGTGTCTGCGTACTCGTGGGCGCTCTCCATGCGCCGGGCCAGTTCCTCCTCCAACTCGGCATCGAACTTCGCCTTCTCCTCCCTCCAGCCATCGGCAACTGACGCCCGGATCAGGCGCTTTCCCGCCCACTCGGCCACCGTCCGGTCCACAACCGGAATTTTCTCGGCCGGAAGGGCACGGATGAAAATGGAGCAGAGAAAGATCAGGATGTCCTTCTCATTGCATCCCTGATCGATGAGACGATCGATCAGACCGGTTGCGCTATCCCGAAACGTATTATTCGTCCTCCGCCAGATGAAACGAATGTCGAGACCGAGGCTGTCCCCCAGCTTGAAGGCGCTGTCCATTTTTCGTCGTCGAAAGAAGGTCCACATGGCTCATCCTCGGCGATCATTTCCGATGACAGGTTGCGTCACACAGACTGACGATGAAAACGATTTCAGCCAAACATTCTCGGAACCAGCTACCTCACCGATGCCGTTTATTACTGCTGGTCCGCGCGGATACTCGTATATTCCCGCGTAATGGAGAAGCACTAAGCAGGCAACAGGCAACTATCTCGATTTCCTAAACTAGCCCATTGCGCCAGCTTCCTCCCCCATCCGCCGTTATTACTTCCGTGACCTACTCTGTCGGCAAGGGCTCGATGAATGTCGCATGTGCGACTGCGCCCACTCCGCCTTCGGTGCATGGAAAAGATGGCTTCAAATAGACAGATTCTTCCTACCCGGCCGGAAGGTTCGCATCAAGTCCGGCGCGCCGCTCCAGCGCGAAACCGAATGGTCCCAATGGGGAGGAGATCGTGAAGAGACCCGCGTTGTCCAGGTTACTGCGGCCAGGCCTGGGTCGTTCCATGCCTATCTTGAGAATCTGGTTTCCGGGACTGTTCGCTGGAGCCCTTGAGATACTGGGCGAAACCGAACGCAGTCGAGCAGGAGTACAGAAAAACTAATTTCGCTCTACGCTCCATTTGGGATATATTCGTTTACTGGAGGATTAGTTTAAAAGTAAAACACCCGTCTTACACGCGGGAGAAGGCGGCGCGATACCGCCATCCTCTACCAGTTTATCTCTTCTCCTAGGGCGCATAGCTCAACGGTAGAGCCGACGCCTCATAAGCGTCTCGATGGGGGTTCGACTCCCTCTGCGCCCACCATATCGACAATGGATGCGATGATGCAGAAAGACCTCTCGAAGTCATCCACCTGCCTCAAGATACTGGCCATCATCCTGCCAGCAATACTCGTGCCTCCGATAATTATCACATGCCTATTTCCCGGCGACGACCGTCTTGAGAAAACTGAACGCGTGATAAGGAATGATTTCGCCGACGAAAAAATCAATTACATCATCGACGGAGCGCTGAAGCGGGGTTATATCAAATTCTGTCGCAACGCTGACGGGCGCGAGGAACTTCTATTCTCTGACGAATGTCAATGATGTTTTTATTTCGGACTACTGCGCAAAAGAAGGACTCCACAAGCCTCACACCGACACGTTGATTTCGCAAACGAAACTTGGCGTTGCCCGCCCCTTGTGTTATGATCGCGACGTTCTTAATCAAGCAATTTCGCAGGAGCCATTCATGAAGGAGTTGCAGACCGCGCTTTCCGACGCCGCTGAATTCATCGCATCAATCCCTCACAAGATCGGTGCCATGGAGCTGGCTGTTCGCTGCTACAGCCTGGCCAACCAGTGCTCCGAGGAAGAGGCGGTCAACTGGTGGCACGAGGCCACCGCTGATCAGCATCAAAGCTCGAATGGCTACGTCTATCTGAGAATGCAGCCCTCCTTTGCCTCCTGTCCTTCATTCTCCATCCGGACGCGCGACCTCGCTTCGCTAATGCGCATCCTGGGATGAGCAGTCCCGACACAGTCTCCTCGTGCAAGGTCCTTGACTGAACTGGAGCGACCCCGTGCAAGACTCCCTTCGTCTTACTGAGGACGAGATCGCCTTTCTCGCGCAAATCGAGGAAATTTCAGCACTCACTACCGAGGAACGGAGGCGTCTCTCAGCCCTCATTCCGAAGATCGTGAACACCGCAAGGGTCGTCGATGACCTCATGAAGAAGTTCCAGATGCTTCGTCAGTCGGCAGTCGAGACGACCATCGATCTTCAGGAGAAGGTCTACTGTTCCAAGTTTGATCTGGCAGCTGCCCTCGAAATCATTGCACTTCGGGGCGACGATGCCGCGCGGGAATGGCTGAGGCTGAACCATCCGGGGCAACCAATGCCCGACCGTCCGTCTTGCAGAGACCTCATCAAGACCCTCATCGAACAGTACGAGGGCGGTGAGGTTTCCTTGGATGAGACTGTCGAGCAGATTATGACCATTTCCTGCCCTATCGACATCAACGCCTACATCGCGGAGATTCAGAGGGACCGAGAGGAACTCTATGCGCTCGGAGCGGCTATCGACAGCTTCTTCACGCAGGTGAGCGAGTGGGAATACAGGACCAGCGGCTACAAGCAGCTGCTGTTCCAGGACGAGGCGCTCCGGTTCGCGGCCGAACGCCTCAGGGAACGGGCGATGAAGGCACGCCGCCTGATCTACGGTCCGTGACCATTTCACATGTGAACCGGCGGCAGACCATTTCACATGTGAACAGCCAGTCAGGCCATTTCGCACACGGATTAATAAACGTGGCGACGCAGGTACACGTAGATTGCAAGCGCCGACATGCCGCAGGCGAATGCTGCTCCATACGAAATTGCTTTCAGGGACGGGTAGAACTCCGGGACGACGGCAGCACCGACAATCACTCCGAGCAAACCATCGTGGATACGCTTGCAGACACGTTCGTTTCGCAAAATCATTCTCGAAATCCGTTCTCGAAAAACTGTAAGAACAATAAGGGCCAATTCGATTGCTGACAACAAAATTCGTTCACGAAAGCGAACGTTTACTCCCGCTTCCGGTCTGTTCAGAAACCACCGATGTCGTTTGTGACCGACTGTCCATCACCGCCGTCTCCGAGAAGGTGTGGGACTCCACGGTCGTCTCACCACCCAGCTCGTTTCCGCACCGCTCGGAACACTCGACGAGGGGACGGGTTCACGATGGACAGGGAACCTGTCTGGGGTGACCTGAAGCCTGTATATTGATAGAAACACCCTGTTGGGGGTTGAGGGCTTAGATGCGCTTCCTTTTGGTCATTTCAGCATTCTGCCTTGCGTTCGCGTCTTCCGCGTTCGCACAAGGGCGTGATGTCGATTTCTATCGCGCCGAGCGTGCATTTAACAGCCTGGAGCCACAAAACAGGGTCTTGATGCAGCTGGCGTTGACGGCAGCAGGGTACTGGCCCGCTGTTCCGAACCAGACTTACTCCTTGCGTCTTCATCGGGAAGTCGTGCGCTTCCAGAGAGACCATGGGCTTATCCCGCGTGGTATTCAGAACGCCTTGGATGCGTCGCATCTCATTGACAAGTCCCTTTGGCTTCTCAAGGCATGGGACCTGCGCATCGTCACTCTGCCCGGCCGATATCGCTTCATTGTGGTGCCTGCGGGTCTCGATCTCCAGGTCCAGCATATAGAGGGAGGCTATCGTTTTCGCGCGGCTAAGGGGAGTTTTATACTCGAATTCAGTGCGCTGGAGGGCTCCAGGGAGCTTTTCGAACTTTTCCGCCATCTCTTGCGGGCCGAAGTGGAAAAGGCCGGGGACAAAATTACCTATGAGGTGGTGAAGCCGACCTTCTTTGTCATCCAGGGAGAACAGGGGCTATACAAGCGATATTCTCGCTATCATCTGGACGGACCAGACATCATCGGCTTCGACATGTACTGGTCCGGTGATGGCCCTCCCGTCTTCGGGGATCGGCTCGTCACCATCATCTCCGGGTCCCTCTGGTCCTCCATGACCGGCTCGCCCTACCCTGATTTCAAGTTCTTCGAAATCCCCTCGAACAGGTCGAGCCCACCTGCGTATACCAGGGCGCCCGAACTATCTCCTGCGCCTGTTCCCAGTGCCCCTGGTCGGTCCATTCCCACGCAGAACTACCCGGTTCCACCGCCCGAGGAACCCAAGGTTCAGGCCAAGGTGCAGCCCAAGGCCGAGCCGGAGCCCGCTCCGAAGGTTTCGTCCGGCACGGGTTTCTTCGTGACGAAGGATGGGCACATCGTGACCAATGAGCATGTCATCGATACGTGCTCCACGGTCGAAGTCACGCCTTCTGGTCGCGACAAGATGCCTGCACGTGTGGTGGCGAAGGACAAAAAGAATGACCTAGCCGTCCTGAAGGTCCAATCAACCGACCATCCAGTCGCCAAAATCCGTCTCGGAACACGCCTGGGTGAGCCGGTTGCTGTGTTCGGGTTCCCGCTAAGCGTGGTCCTCTCATCGAGCGGCAACTTCACGCTTGGCAACATCACTGCCCTGTCGGGTCTGGGGGACGACGAGCGCCACCTTCAGATTTCAGCACCTGTGCAGCTCGGCAACTCCGGTGGGCCTCTCCTCGACGAGAGCGGCAATGTTGTCGGCGTTGTCGCTGCCAAGATGAACACCCTTGCGGCTCTCTCAGCGCTTGGTGACGTCCCGCAGAACGTGAATTTCGCGATCAAGACGACGACGCTCGTCAACTTCCTCGACGTGAATGGCATCCCCTACGAGCCCGGCCGACCCGGAGAGGCTCTCAAGCCATCCGACCTCGCCGACCGGGCCAAGGAGATCAGCGTCTTCATCAAGTGCCAGTGAGGCGTCAGATCGTACTGACGCCGATCACTGCAAGAGCGAGCGTGACGACGCACGTCAGGATGCACAGGGCGACGACCAGGATGTTCGTCGCCTCCATCTCGCGCCTTATCTGGCTGATTTGAGCGTTCTGGCGGTTCAGCTTTCCATTCAGGATAATGACCTTCTCGTGAAGCACGTCATAGCTTCGGACGGAGTGGGAGTCACCGAACTGCTGGATGAAGTCGTCTTCCTCAAAGTCTTCTTGGTCAAGGGTCGATGTATTCGCATTCATACTCTTGCCTGAAATCCCTTCTCGATAAGAATGGCTTCATTCGATTCACTGCAACGCGAATCATTTCGAGTAATTGCATAGAATCATCAATTTTGTCAATTCCTTACCAGGCCACGTGCTTGCTGAATAGTCCGGCTGGTTATCTAGGCTTTTCAGCCTCTGGGATGGTCTCTCGCCAATCTCATTTGTCATAGCAATTCGATTGTTTATCTGTTATTATATTGCAGCGTGTCGCGCATTTTCTATTTTACGATGGACATCAAGGCAGAGCTTACGAAAGCATACCGCATCCATTTCCTCCTAAATCTTCCGTATGCCCAGAACAGCCTGGAGCTTTCCTTGCTCTTTGCCGAGACTTACCCAGAACTTTTCGAGGAGGGCGTCGGAAAAGGACACGACGCGAGGAGAAAGACCCTGCCGGTCGAGTTCCCCTATTACGGCAGGACTCCAGGAGATGAGTTTGAGAGAAAGATTTTCGATGCCCTGCTGTCGGAGGTGGAAACGGTTTATCGGGCGGGGCAGGCCTGGAGCCCTTGGAATCCAATCTTGCTCTTGTCCCGTAGCGACAACGTCGTTCTGACAGTCCAGACGATCTATTCCCCCATAACGAGAAAGACCCGCTGAGCGGGTCTTTTTCTTATCGTCCGATCATCTTCGGAGGCTCTTTCTGGCTGACCTTCGTGCCGCGTCCGCCCGGCCATCCGTAGATGTAATAACCCATGGGATCGCGAACGACGCAGAAGGTGTAGCCCTCGGCGTTCCAGACCTGGATATCGGCGCCGTAGCCAGGCAGCAGGTCGTGGAAGCGCATCGCCATCTCGTCATCCTTGACGCCATGGCGTTTCAGCCAAGCTGCCATGGCCTTCACCTCGGTCTCCGAATTGGAAAGCGTGGAGATGACCTGGATTTCCTCGATGGGGGTGTCTGTGATCGGCCGGAACACCGCGCGCCCGACGGCGCGGATCGCAGAGGACATGTAGCCCGGCAGGTGCTTTACCATGTGCCACTCGGGCTCGAAGTTCATGTCCGTGCGAGCAATCGCAGTACTGATGACGGCCGGGAGGTTCTCGGGAGTGCGCGGCAGGTGACCCTCGGTGTCGAGGTCGCGCCCGGCACGGCGAGCGGCTTCCTCATCGGAAATCTCGTCCTCAAGGCCCGAGGAGGCGAGCTGCGCCCAGGCGCGCATCGCTTCTGGATTGTTCGTGGTGTTGATCCGGAGGTTCCGTGTCCGGTTGGCTGAAGCCTTGCGACCGGGAAGATCGGTATTGCTTACGGCAGATGACTTGCGCTCCCTCGACAGCTCACCCTTGGAGGTCGGAATCTCAAAGTCGAGCTTGAGGTCACTCTTGTTCTTGGTCTTGGTGTCGTTGGCTTCGGAAAGTGCTTCCGAGACGAGATTGATCAGGTCGCGCATGTGATGAATAGCTCGCTAAAAGTGTTTCGAGCTATTTATCTCCGGACACCAAGCGGAGATTCATGAACGCCTCTGTATGCCGGGAAGATTTCAACGGCGACAGGTAGCCCGGCAGGCGGGTTACATCATGGCGAACGGCCGCTCAGGCCGAGCTGTCCTGAGCGGCCGACTGTTGCGATGTTGGTCACGCCGGGTAGTAGGTGCGGCGGAACTGGCCGTTGCGGTTGTCGTACTGGCGTGGCGGCTGGCGGTGCTGGTAGTTACCATTGCCCTGCCCGTAATAGGCCCCCCTGCCCTTGCTGTTCTGGTTCACGAGCTTGAGCAGCCACCGCATGATCATGAGCGCCTCGTCGCGCGTCTTCCCCTGCGGAAAATCCTGCCGCATCTCGCTGGCCGTGAAGTTCACGGTGAACATCTCATTCCCTTCCGCATCGACGGCGACAAAACCGCCCTCGCGGGGATGGTATTCCCACGGTCGATTGAACGTCCTGTTCCGCTGCCTGTTCTCATTCCTCTGGTACATACCTTCCTCACGCGGCATTACACACCTCCGTCTTTCGTGCGGTTGCTTGCCGTAAAGCAATATGTCGCTTTGCGCGACTTTCAAGATTCGCCCATCAATAATTTTTGCGGGCGACGATTTCCGTGAGAGACTGTTGAAGTATCTCTATCGAACGGCGATATCGCGCCGCGATCCCGCGCATTTCTGGCGGTAATGCGGAAATGCGCTCCGGGTCTCCATTGTGACGACAGTCAGCCAGCTTCACGACAATCGGAATTAATTTTCGTTCCTTGGCTAGAGCTGAGATGTTTTCCATGTAAGTGACACCCTCCGGGTGTCCCGAGAGACGGGCCACCGCTTCGATGACCTCGGGAGGGCATCCCTTCTTCTCAAGTTCGGCCGACGTGACGGAAGTGTCCTCGATCACGTCATGAAGAGCCGCAGTCATAAGAGCAATTTCGCGCGTCCTTTCATCCGCGATCCCAGGCGGAAGCGCATCGAGAATTGATTTCGTGATCCGGACAACAGCCTCGATGTTCTCGATGTAGGGGCGCCCAGCCTTGTCCTTCTGGTTGGCGTGGGCAAGGCGCGCCAAGTCCATCGCATCGCGCAAATCGAAATTAAATAGTGACATATCTGTATACTATCATCGCGATGCTGATCTCTCAACTGTTTTCGCCGGACGACGCATCAAACCGAGCCATTCTTTCGGAACTCACGTGGTACGACCGCAGTCCTCTTACGTCTGTCTTGAAGGCCAACAGAGGTCGTTGGATTCACTTCACGAACACGCCGAAGCTCGGAGTGAACGTCCGGTCTATGTGGGACTCTGGTCCGAAGGGCGTCTATTTCTATCCCGTCGATTACCTTCTGACCAAAACGGATCGCATGAAGGACGGCCTGCAATACGGCTTCAATTTCAAATATTATTTCCTTTGCGACCTCGACCTTTCCAAGCCTGGTATCGTTCTGGATGAATTCACTTTCGAAGCGTTCCGGTGAGCGAACTGGCTCACGCCTGCACGGAATATGATTACCAGCGCGCCACAAACTGGCTGGAATACGTTGATGAGAGCATCGACCCCAGGGAGCCATACTACGGCTTGACCGAATACGAT